CGCCCCACTACCTTACCAGTAGCGGCTTCTCCCATAGACTTGTATACTATAGGGAAAGGCTGGGACCCTCTCACTATTAATACATAACGATGGTGTCCAGCAAAACAAATCAAGTTGGTACCTTGGTTTCGGAGCTGGGAAGTGGGTTTGCCCATTTATGGACTTAGTCCGGCCTATACCAAATGAGCCGGGTCCCACTAAGCTCAGACTATGGGTATTTGCAATATCCTTGTCCCACCAAGTTCAACCGTATCCTTGTTTCAGCGAACTGGTCTCTGCGTGGCGGTCACTGTGTGAAAACATCGTAAAGCATGACTCGTCTGAGGGTTAGCAGACCATAAACAGTTTGGGCCATACACGTCCACACTAGCCCGTCCTTATTCAAATCACATGCTCTCAGTTATCCAACCTAGTCTTGATCACCCCCGGCCCATTTATGTCGCTGTTCTGCCTCTGCCAATCGAGGTAAACTAGTCAGCAGACTGTATGGATGGCTCGGGGATCTAGTCAAGCAGGGCAGACGATCCCTAAACAAACTTCGTTAAAAGTTATACAGGTAACTTTGATCGGCTACCTAACTGCAAATCTGTTGTGGTAAACAGCTCTGGTCGGTAGTAACTGACCCAATGTGGCCCTAGGAGGTCAACAGGGGTAGCAGGCAATACCTCTAAAGTAGCAAAGTACCAGACTTAACATCTGAAGGCAACCTGGTCCGGAGAGTCGACGCTCTGGAAAAGTACCTAATACCAAAGTATTCGAATTGGCTCGTGCCCAAGGAAGACCCCACATGAGACGGGAGAGTTGGCGTGTGAGGCCCGGTAAGTCGTGGTGAGTTCGTGGTAGTACGGAGCCGGCCATCCCCGAAAGTATAAAGGGTGGTGCCCTTTCTGGACACGGAATCACGCTATTAACCTAATAATAGAAGCAACCGAAGAGGAAAGTTATACAAATATCAAATGTTCCTATCGTCACAAGTCGGGTTCAAAACTAATGGTGTTGAACCTCGGAAAATCTCCAAATTCAATTTGGAGAATCTGTTTTCAGTCATACTCAATCTGATCAACCTATCTTCTGTTAGCTATAAATCTGAATTGACAGGTGCCGCTGGCCTTCTGTTCAACCGGATTCAAATAGGTTTCATGGATAATGCTACCGATCTAATAAGCGATCTTAAGATGGCCAGAGCCTGGTATATCTCAGCAATAAGAGGTGGTCCTAGATCATCGTCAGGTTTCAGACCAAAGGCATGGTCTTTCGACAAGAATTGTCCATACTTGCTTGAAGCCGTCATGCCTGTGTTAGATAAGCACAATGAGACTCTCTCTTTGGCTGATCTGTTGTTCTTTCATAGAATCATCTTTGCATTACTATCAGCTGATCGGATTATAGTTACCCCTGCAAAGGCGAACTACGATACTATCAGAGCTCCTTTCAAGATGGTTAAGGATGCTTCGAAGGAGGATCAGATAAAACAGTCGGAGATTGTAGCTGCTTGCGACTCACTAGGTATTACTCCTGACCTGTTCAAAGAGGCCTATGAACATCATGTTGCTGGATTCCACTACGAGGTACTGACATCGGCTGGGCCTAACGGGCAGTCTACTTGGACAGCTCACTCCGACGTACGTGCCTGGGCCAAAGAACCAGATATCTTTACTCAGCTAACTACTTTCCTTCAAGAGTCTGGCATGACGTTCATTTTGGATGACATGGAAGGGACATTGAGATTACCAGATTCCGATGTACAGGTACAGAGATTCCCGTACTTAGGTCGGTTGTCTGTCATCGAAGAATGGGGTGGTAAGGCAAGGGTAGTCGCTGCTTTAGATTACTGGTCTCAGATGGCCTTAACACCTTTACATAATACAATAAACTCATTTTTGAAAGAACTTCCGTCGGACGGATCTTTTAATCAGGATGCTATTATTCGAAGAGTGAAGGAGTGGACTTCAAACGACAGTGTCCCTCTAAACTGTTATGACCTTTCGGCTGCTACAGACCGAATACCTGTGTCTCTCCAGTCACAGATATTATCACATCTTATGTCTTCGACTTCTTTCGGTACAGCTTGGCAACGTATGTTAACTGATAGACCTTACCTGACTACAGACGGTATGCTATATAGATATGCTGTTGGGCAACCTATGGGGGCAAGATCATCGTTCCCAATGTTAGCCTTAGTCCATCATGTCATAATTCAGGTTGCTGCTAACCGTGCTAAGCTAGTCGATTTCGATGCTTATGGTATAATCGGAGATGACTCTGCTATTACGACAACTGAAGTTGGTAACAACTATAGAAGAATAATGGCAGCTCATGGTGTTGCTATCAACTTTAACAAATCTATTGAGCACATCCAAGGGGCATTACCAGCCGCTGAGATCTGTAAGATAGTGTATGTGGATGGTCACCAGATCTCAAACATACCTGTTAAACTGATATGTAAGACAATCCGTGATGGTAAGTTAGCCACACAGTTACAGAACGAAATGATCAGACGTGGTCACGATCTTAATTCTAAGACATTCTGGCAATTTATGGCCACCATACTTGACAAAGAGTCATTAGCTTACCATATTAAATTGAATCTGATGCCACTCTCTGTATCAGGGTTGTCAGCCCAGATCAGTGTCCCAGGCTTTGACAAAGTGGATCCATCGGCATGGTTTCCCGGAGTCAAGTTAAGCTATACCGACGTGGAGCAGGTATACACCTGGACGGTAGCTACCGAGTCGCTTAAAAGACTTGATGGTTTACTACGGTCCTCACTCTCTATTGCAAATCTGATTGCACTGAAGGCAGGTCAGCATGATGAGGCCTTTGGCGGTTCGCTGTTATCAGAGCTGAAGCCGATAGTTCAGGAGTCTTCTGAGCAAGCAACACCTGAGGCAGCTGAAGCTATGAAAGCGCTACCAGTCTTGAATAGTTTCCACCCAATCGTACAAGCATCTGAGTATGAGGCCCGGCGTCTGGCAGACGATCTGTTCCTTCTGGCATCTGCTGATAAGACGATGGTTGACCGTGCTAGGGGCGGATTGATGGATAGATTCAGAAATGCCTTAACAGATATCTGGACTGGCAGAAACCTACTAAGCGAGGCACAAGATCGCTCACTCCTTGTGAAGGTCCTGCGTAATTTAGAGAATATAACTGTTATTCGTGACAGTAATATACTCGATTACACAGTCGTGTTATCGCTAGTGGGTCGTATGTGGTCAGTTCGGCTGGAGCTAGGTTCTAGCGTCTTAATCAATGCAGTTACATCTCGTGTACCAACATCTATGATACAAGCAGAGATAAGTCTATCAGATGCTCTCTCAAATATTTCGTTCACCAATGTCAAAGAGGTTCAAAAGTCTTCGACAGCTACGGAAACAGGTCTTCCGAGAACAACTTCTAAAGCTAGATCACGGCGAACCTAAGCGACTGTTGGTCGAACAACAACAGGCG